AACAACCATTCTATCAATTATCTAATCTTCCTGTTTATAGATTACAGTGCGCATTATATGAATACGCAGAAGAGGACTTTGATACTGGAATTGCTGGTATAGATTCTATAGAAGAAACAGACACTTATCAAGTTACAATAGATTATTCAACTACGAATAGTAATCATTTACAAATAAACGAAAAAGTTACACAAGGTCTTACATTTAATAATGATGATCCACCTGTAGCTTTAACTAGTGTGTTTGGTGAAGTACAGACAATTGATAAAATATCTCCTATAGCTGGTAGAATTCAAGTATCACAAATAGGAGTAAGTGGTGTCGAAGAAGCAAGAGACTTTATAGCATCTTCAACTCTTACTTTAACTGGAGCAGAATCTCTTAAGACAGTTACAATTACAAAAGTATATGATATTGGAGATAATAGTGCTTTTGTTGATCCTACAGATTCACAATCTCAAAATGTTGATTTTGAAGTAAGTGCAGATGGAATCTTAGATTTTACTGAAAGCAACCCATTTGGAGATCCATCGGATAATTACTAATGTTTGGAAGTCACTTTTACCACGCAACAATTAGAAAATCAGTAGCTGTCTTTGGCACTCTTTTTAATAATATATCTGTCATAAGAAAAGATGGTAGTGGTGGTATATTAAATCAAGTTAAAGTACCATTAGCATATGGTCCTAAACAAAAATTCTTAGCTCGTATGAATGAAAATTTAAGTGATTCATCAATGGCTCTTAAATTACCAAGGATGGCTTTCGAGATTACAAGTATTGATGTTGATTTAAATCAAAAGCAAAACAAAAGAAATAAAATTACTAATCCGGGCACTACTAGTTTAACAAGAGATAAAATCGATTTTCAAGTTCCATATAATATTGGTATGGAATTAACTGTAATGGCTAATAACCAAGATGATGGATTGCAAGTAATAGAACAAATATTACCATATTTTCAACCAGATTATACGGTATCAATTAAACCTATTGATGGATGGACAGCATTTAAACAAGATGTTCCTATTGTACTAAACTCAGTAGCAATTAATGATGACTATGAAGCAGACTTTTTAACTCGAAGAGTACTTACGTACACTCTTGGATTTACAATGAAAATGACTTTTTATAGTTCAAAAGGATCTCAAAATGTTATTAAAGAAATTGATATTGACTACACTGATCTAGATAATAGAACTGTTATTTTGGCAGATCAAAATATACAAGTAGATCCGTTAACTGCAATTGAATCTGATACTTTAGTAACAGGTACACCTGGAGCAAATCAATATAGAATTGTTACAACTATTGACTTTATTAACCAACCACAAACTTTAACTCTTCAGTTAGATACTGGTGCTGGAACATTTAGTGTTGGAGAAATTGTAACAGGTACTACTTCTGGATCCACAGCAAAAGTTGGTGCGTTTAGTCCTATTGTAGTAGATGGCGCGTTGATAAGAAAAGATTTAGGTGTAGTTGATGCTGATGGTTATTTCCAACCCGGAGAAACTGTAACTGGTGGTACATCAAATGTAACTGGTACTATTACAACATGGGTAATATAATATGGATAAGAAAGAAAAGATTTCAGAAAGATTAGCAAAGAATTTACCATCTAAAAATAAAACAGATATATCAAAAATTCCAATTGAGAAAAAAGATATAAAAGATGATTATGAGTTTTCAAGAGAAACTTATAAAGATCTTATAAGAACTGGTACATTGTCTATGGATGCTATGGCTGAATTAGCTAGAGAATCTGAACACCCAAGAGCATTTGAAGTATTATCTAATCACATTAGAAATATGGGTGAAGTAACAGATAAGCTTATGAAGCTTCAAAAAGCTAAAAAAGATCTGACGAAAGAAGAAAGAAAACAAGTGACTAATAATAATGTTTTTGTTGGTAGTACTACCGATTTACAAAGAATGTTATTAAATAAGGATGATATTATAGATGTCGAGCCAGATCCAGAATAATGAACTTGGTTATTTAGGTAACCCTTCTGTTAAAAGAGATGGCGTTCAATCTGAATTTACTAAGGAAGAAGTATTAGAGTATAAAAAATGTATGGAAAGTCCCGTATATTTTGCTCGTAAATACGTTAAAGTTATTTCTCTTGATCAAGGATTAGTTCCTTTTGATCTATATCCTTACCAAGAAAAAATGTTTAATCATTTTGCGAATAATAGATTTAGTATTGTTTTAGCATGTAGGCAAAGTGGTAAATCAATTTCTTCTGTAGTATATCTATTATGGTATGCTCTATTTCACCCAGAAAAAACAATTGCTATATTAGCCAATAAAGGAGCTGTTGCAAGAGAAATGCTAGCTCGTATAACATTAGCTTTGGAAAATCTTCCATTCTTTTTACAACCCGGATGTAAAGCTTTAAATAAAGGTTCAATTGAATTTAGTAATAATTCTAAAATAATTGCTGCAGCAACAAGTGGTAATTCAATTCGTGGCCTATCAATTAATCTTTTAATGCTTGATGAGTTTGCTTTCATTGAAAATGATGGGCAGTTTTATACATCAACATATCCTGTAGTATCATCTGGTAAAGATACACAAATTATAATAACTTCTACTGCAAATGGCGTTGGTAATGTGTTCCATAAGTTATGGGAAGGCGCAGTTACTGAAACAAACGAATATAAAGCTTTTAGAGTAGATTGGTGGGACGTTCCTGGTAGAGATGATCAATGGAAAGCAACTACAGTAGCAAATACTTCAGAGCTTCAATTTGAACAAGAGTTTGGTAATACATTCCATGGAAGAGGTAATACACTTATAGCAGCAAATCATTTATTAGCACAAAAGGCATTAGATCCTATTTACTTTATGGAAAATGTTTCGATATATAAAGAACCAGTTCAAGGCCATAACTACGTAATGACGGTAGACGTTGCTAAAGGAAGAGGCCAAGATTATAGTACATTTACTATTATTGATATAACTTCAGAATCATTTGAACAAGTTGGAACCTTTAGAGATAACAATATATCACCAATGCTATTACCAGATTTAGTGTATAAGTGGGCTAATACATATAACGAAGCCTATATTATAGTAGAATCAAATGACCAAGGAGTTGTTGTTTGCAATGGATTATATTATGATTTAGAATATGAAAACATGTTTGTTGAATCTGTTGTTAAAAAGAATTCCATTGGTGCAACAATGACAAGAAGAGTAAAAAGAATTGGTTGTTCTTCAATAAAAGATTTAATAGAACAAAGAAAATTAACAATTCATGATGCAAATACAATTATAGAAATGACTACTTTTGTGGCTAAGGGTAGTAGTTATCAAGCTATAGCACCAAATCATGATGATTTAATGATGAATCTTGTATTATTTGCATGGTTTACAACAACAGATATATTCTCATCTATATCAGATATTGATATGAAGAATATGTTATATAGAGAACAATTACAAGCTATACAGGATGATATGATTCCATTCGGTTTTATTGAAGGAAGCAGGGGTAATAACCGTGCTAAAACATTTAAAGACGAAGATGGAACTGTATGGTTTGAAGAAGAAACACGAAATACAGGGTTGTTCTAGAGTTTATTTATATTATAAATAATACTGATTGAATAAATAACCGTATTATGTTAACTTAAAATAAAAACCTTAATGAGAGGATAAAGCGATGGCATTTCAAGTATCACCAGGAGTTCAAGTCAAAGAAATTGATGCGACTTCCGTAGTACCTGCCGTTTCAACTTCTATTGGTGGCTTTGCGGGATCTTTTAACTGGGGTCCAGTCGAGCAAGTTGTATCAATTGGTTCTGAAAAAGAACTATTGGCAACCTTTAGCACACCTGATGACAATACTGCATTATATTTCTTAACTGCTTCTGCATTTTTGAAATATGGTAATGCATTAAAAGTTGTTAGAGCTGCTAGTGGTCATGACAATGCTACAGCGGATGGTTCCGGACTTTTAATTAAGAACGACGACGATTACACTAATAGTGGATATGATGGTGGAGCTGGTTCTGTAGGCGAATGGGCAGCAAAATTCCCAGGAGACTTAGGAAACAGTCTAAAAGTAGAGATGGTAACGGCTGACGTTACTACCAGTAATTATAACGCATGGGCCTTTAATGGTCAATTCGATGGAAAACCTGGAACATCAGACTACGCAATTAACTTAGGCCGAAGTGCAAGTTACAACGATGAAATACACGTAATCGTCATAGACGAAGACGGACTTTTCACCGGAACAGCTAATACTGTTCTAGAAACTTTTGCATTTATGTCTATTGGTTCAGACGCTAAAGCAAATGATGGAACATCTAACTATTATGTTGATGTTATCAATGCTGGATCTGATTATATCAGATGGATGGATCATAAAACAACTTCTCCCACATGGAGTGCAGGTAGTACACTAAAAGGTTCTACTTCACTTGCTGGTGGATTCGATACAGTCGACTCTAAAAGTCTTTCTGGTGGAACGGATGATAATAGTCCTACTGCCGCTGAATTGGCAGTAGCGTATGACTTACTAGAAGATGCTGAAACAGTAGATGTAAATTTATTGTTTGCAGTACCTGATGCAAATGGTGTAAATACTATAGCTAATGATCTTATTTCTATTGCTAACGCAAGAAAAGATTGTATGGCTTTTGTATCACCTCCAATTGCAGATACACAGGGATCTTCAACCCCGGCTGCAGATGTAAAAGCATTTGTAGATTCTCTAACTTCAAGTTCTTACGCTTCTTGCGATTCAACAGCATTATATGTCTATGACAAATATAATGATAAGTATCGTTACATTGGAGCTGCTGGACATGTTGCTGGCTTATGTGCTAACACAGACCAAATTGCTGATGCATGGTTCTCACCTGCTGGTGTAAATCGTGGACAGCTATTAGGTGTTACTAAATTAGCATTTAATCCTAAGCAAGCTGATAGAGATACTCTTTATAAAGCAAGAGCAAACCCAATTGTATCATTCCCTGGACAAGGAACAATCCTGTTTGGAGATCGTACATTGTTAAGTAAACCTTCAGCATTTGATAGAATCAATGTTAGAAGATTGTTTAACACATTAGAAAAAGCAATTTCAACTGCGGCTAAAGCTCAGTTATTTGAATTTAACGATGAGTTCACTAGAGCTCAATTCAAAAACTTAGTTGAACCGTTTTTGAGAGACGTGAAAGGACGTAGAGGACTAAGTGATTTCTTAGTAGTCTGCGATAATACTAACAATACAAGTCAAGTAATTGATTCTAATCAATTTGTAGCTGATATCTTTATCAAGCCTGCTAAATCGATTAACTTTATTACATTAAACTTTGTAGCAACAAGATCAGGGGTCGAGTTTAACGAGATCGCTGGTACTTCAGCGTAATAGGAGGTCATCATGGCAATTTTAGGAGTAGACGATTTTAAATCTAAACTTACAGGTGGTGGAGCTCGAGCTAATTTATTTAAAGCGACAGTAAATTTCCCTAGTTACGTTAACCCTGATATGGAATTAACTTCTTTCTTATGTAAAGGAGTTCAAATCCCATCATCAACCATAGCACCTATTGCTATTCCATTCAGAGGCAGACAGCTTCAGATGGCCGGCGATAGAACATTTGAACCATTATCATTAACAATCATTAATGATTCTGACTTCCAAGTTAGAAATGCGTTTGAATCTTGGGCTAATGGTATTAATAACTTTGCAACAAATACTGGTCTAGCAAATATGAACGATTATATTTCTGACGTAGTAGTTGAACAGCTTAACAAAGCTGGTGAAGTTACTAAGAAGTATGATTTCAGAGGATGTTGGCCTTCAAGTATTTCAACTATCGATTTAAACTATGATAGTGAAAATACTATAGAAGAGTTCACTGTTGAGCTACAAGTTCAATATTGGGAATCAAATACCACTTCTTAAAGTAGTATAAATATAATAGATGAGGGGAATTAATTCCCCTCTGATATTATGGAGATAGTATGGCAGAATTTTTCGGATTCGAAATCAATAGAAAAGGCGGCAAGAACGCTGAACCTATATCTATTGTACCAAGTACAGATAGTGATGGCGCTGGAGTTATTAACTCTGGAGGTCACTTTGGTGCATATTTAGATTTAGACGCTGATAAAGCACAGAATGAAGTTGAGATGTTACTCAAGTATAGAGACATTGCTTCTCAACCAGAGTGTGATGCAGCTGTAGAAGATATTGTTAACGAAGCTATTGTTGGTGACCATAATGAGGCACCAGTAAATATTATATTAGACAAATTAGATATATCTGATGGAATAAAGAAAACCGTTAGAGAAGAATTTCAAACAGTATTAGGATTATTACAGTTTAATTCATATGGTCATGATATATTTAGAAAATGGTATATCGATGGTAGATTACCATATCATGTTATTATTAATGAAAGTAATCCAAAAGCTGGTATTAAAGAACTTAGATACATTGATCCAATTCAACTTAGAAAAGTAAAAGAGGTTGAAGAAAAGCAAGATCCTAAGACCGGCGCTAAGCTTATAGTAAAGCAAGAAGAATATTTCTTATTTCAAGATAAGAAAATGAATATGGCAGATCAAGGATTAAAAATACATCCTGATGCTATAATATATACAACATCTGGTATGCTAGATGCTGCACGTAAAAGAATATTATCTTATTTACATAAAGCAATTAAACCAGTCAATCAATTAAGAATGATGGAAGATTCTTTAGTTATATACAGAATTTCTAGAGCACCAGAAAGAAGAATATTTTATATTGATGTAGGTAACCTTCCAAAAGGTAAAGCTGAAGAATATTTAAGAAATATTATGAATCAATATAGAAATAAATTAGTTTATGATGCCGCAACAGGTGACATTAAAGATGATAAAAAACATATGTCAATGTTGGAAGATTTTTTCCTACCGCGAAGAGAAGGTGGTAGAGGTACTGAAATATCAACATTACCAGGCGGAGAAAACCTAGGTCAAATAGATGATATTATATACTTCCAAAAGAAATTATATAGGTCTCTTAATGTACCTATCAACAGATTAGAACAAGAATCTACTTTTGCTTTAGGTAGATCTACTGAAATATCTAGAGATGAAGTTAAATTTAAGAAATTCATTGATAGAATAAGAAAAAGATTTTCCGATGTGTTTATGCAAACACTTAAAACACAACTATTACTTAAAGGTGTTATAACACCTAAAGATTGGGATGTGTGGAAAGAAGCTATTGCCTTTGATTATATTGAAGACAATTACTTCAGTGAACTGAAAGAAGCGGAAATTGTCCGTGAAAGGTTCGAGCTTATTGCTTCGGTTGATGAGTATGTAGGTAAATACATATCAAACGAATGGGTTAGAAAAACAATTCTACGTCAAACAGATGATGATATTCTAGCTCTTGATAAGCAAATGGAAGGTGAAGATGATGGTGAAGACGACGATCTTGACCTAGATTAGCATCTAGAAAAGTAAATTATTATAAATATATATTGACACGAGGACTAAATGAGTATAGAAAATATGATTAAAAATATCGGTAGTGGCGAAAACGTTGCAGCCGGTAAAGACTTTGAATCAGTCTTAGCAGATAAAATGACATCTGCTTTGAATTCAAAGAAAATAGAAATGGCTTCAAATATTGGTAAAAAACCAGTAGAATCTGAAGACAACATAGATAAAACAGAGGCATAAATGAAACTTATATCAGAATACGTAAGCAATAACTTAAATGTCGTAAGCGAAGCCAAAAAGAATGGTGATAAGAGCTACGTCATCGAAGGCGTATTCATGCAGGCCAATAAAAAAAATAGAAATGGCCGTATCTATGAAAAACAAATTTTAGAATCTGCAGTAGGCAAATATGTCGACGAGCAGGTTTCTCAAGGTAGAGCTGTTGGAGAGTTAAATCATCCGGAAGGACCAACAGTAAACCTTGACAAAGTTTCTCATAAAATCACTGAACTCAAATTTGAGGGAAATGATGTTTATGGAAAAGCATCAATACTTAAAACTCCTATGGGTAAGATCGTTGAAGGTCTTCTTGAAGGTGGTGTTAAGCTTGGTGTATCAAGTCGTGGTATGGGAACTCTTGCGAACAAAAACGGAACCATGTATGTGAAGGATGACTTTATGTTAGCCTCCGTAGACATAGTCCAGGACCCTTCTGCTCCGTCAGCTTTTGTTAACGGTGTTATGGAAGGTGTTGATTGGATATGGAATAATGGTATCCTGCAGCCGCAAGAAATTGAAAAAATTGAGACTGAAATAAAACGTACTCCCGCTAAGCATTTAGCTGAAGCAGAGATCAAAGCGTTTAAGAATTTCCTCTCTAAACTTTAATAAACTCAAAACTTAAGAGGACAAACATATGTCAATGACAGATGAAATTAAAAAAGTTGTCGCCGAAAGCGTTGAAGCTGAATCAGTAACTGAAGAAGAAATCTCAGAAGTTGCAGAGGATGTTGTTGAAGAGGAAGTTGAAGTTGCAGAAGCTAAGGTAAAGGAAGAAGAAGAGGACGAAAAGGACTCTGACGAAGACGAAGAAGAAGTTGATGAGTCATCTGAAGAAGATGATGAAGAAGACGAAGACGAAGTCGAAGAAGTCGCTATTCCTAAAACCAAAGCTGGTGTAATTAACGCTGCTCTCGATATGCTAAAGAAAGCGAGAAAAGACGAAGCGCAACAGTTGTTCGCAAAGATGGTTAAGCAAGTATCAGAAACTAGTGTGAAAAAAGAAGAGGTTAATACCGAATCTTCTAACCAAGTTGAAGATGCTAACTGGGACGAAGATTTAGATATCTTAGTTGCAGAAGAAGCTACGCTATCTGATGGATTCCGTGATAAAGCTGGTGCTATCTTTGAAGCTGCTTACAAAATGAAAGTAAGTGCTGAAATCGATAGATTAGAATCAGAATATGCGCAAAACCTTGAGTCTGAAGTAAACGACCTAAATGAATCACTTGTAAATAAAGTAGATTCATATCTTAACTACGTAGTTGAGAATTGGGTTAAAGAAAACGAAGTTGCAATCGAGCAAGGTCTTAGGACTGAAATCGCTGAGCAATTTATGGATTCTTTACAATCAGTATTCAAGGAACATTATATTGAAGTTCCAGAAGGTAAAGCTGACCTGATCGACGATTTAGCTGATCAAGTTGCAGAACTAGAAGAACAACTCAATAAAACCACAGAAGATAATATTCAATTACACGAAAAGTCTCAATCATTCGAAAGAGCTGACGTTGTAAGAAGACAATCTTCGGGCTTGGCAGCAACAGAAGCTGAGAAACTAGCATCTTTGGTAGAAGACATTGATTTTGACGACGTTGATACTTTCGAAATGAAAGTAAAAACTGTTAAAGAATCATACTTTGAAAAAGACGTTACTGAATCAGTAGATGAAGCTGATGCTTTAGTTGGAAATGAAGAACAACCACTTGTGGAATCTTCAAGTTCAATGAATGCATATACTCAAGCTATTAGTAAACACATTAAATAACTCATAGAGGAAAACAAAAATGTTTAGTGCAGACGAAAAATTAATGGAGAAATGGTCTCCCGTCTTGGAACATGGAGATGTTCCAGGTATCGACGATAGATACAAAAAGGCTGTCACTGCAAGACTTCTTGAAAACCAAGAAGTTGCTCTACAAGAAGAAAGAGTACAACAAAATTTTGGTAATGTAACAGAAGCCCACGCTAACGCGACTGGCGCTTCCATTGCTAACTTTGACCCAGTACTTATCTCACTTGTGAGACGTGCAATGCCTAACTTAATTGCTTATGATATCGCTGGCGTTCAGCCAATGAGCGGACCAACTGGTCTTATCTTCGCAATGAAGTCAAAATACTCAACTCAAGGTGGAACAGAAGCTCTGTTCAACGAAGCTGATACTGGATTCTCAGGAACTGGTACTCAAGAAGCTGGTACAACTGGTCTAGAAGGCTTGACTGACGCTGACAGTGATGGTGACATCGGTGATGGTGACACAACTCATACATTGGGTTCTGGTCTTCCAACTGCTACTGCGGAACAACGTGGTATGAATGGTGGCGCTGGTGCGGCTTTTGGTGAAATGGCTTTCTCAATCGAGAAATCTACAGTAACTGCTAAGTCAAGAGCTCTTAAAGCTGAATACACCATGGAACTTGCACAAGATCTTAAAGCTGTGCACGGTCTAGACGCTGAAGGCGAACTAGCTAATATCCTATCTGCAGAGATCCTAGCGGAAATCAACAGAGAAGTTGTTAGAACAGTTTTAGTTAAAGCTAAAATGGGTGCTCAACAAGCAAACACAACTATTAATGGTGTGTTTAATCTTTCATCTGATTCAGATGGTAGATGGATGGCTGAGAAGTTCAAAGGTCTTATCATGCAAATCGAAAGAGAAGCTAACGTAATTGCTAAAGAAACAAGACGTGGAAAAGGTAACTATGTTATCGTTTCTTCTGATGTTGCTTCAGCTTTGGCTGCTTCAGGTATGATGGATTACTCTGCTGCGTTATCAACTAACTTGAATGTTGATGATACTGGTAATACTTTTGCTGGTGTTCTTAACGGAAGAGTTAAGGTTTACATCGATCCTTATGCAACAGTAGACTTTGTCTGCGTTGGATATAGAGGTGCTAATCCTTATGACGCTGGTCTTTTCTATTGCCCATACGTTCCTTTAACTATGGTTAAAGCCGTTGGTGAAGAAGACTTCCAACCAAGAATTGGATTCAAAACAAGATACGGCATGGTTGCAAATCCATTCGTAGCTGCTGATGGAACTGGTACTGATCGTGCTAATCCATACTTTAGAATCTTCAGAGTTGACGAAATGATGGACTAATCCATTATTAGTTAATTCTAATTCTTTAAAAGGGGCTCTTCGGAGTCCCTTTTTTTATACCTAGCATTTAAATCATTATAAATAGATATATGAATGAAAAAGAGCAACCAAAAGATGGTAGATGGAATTGGTGGGGTTTAGCCGAAGAAACTGAAGAGGAAGAAGATGGCACTAACGACGAATAAAAACTTTTTAAGTCCAGTTGGGTTTACATTTAAACTGGATAAAACTAACTTTGCTAATACAGAATATTTTTGTACTCAGGTTACTATGCCTGGTATTTCATTAGCAGAAGCTGTAGTACCATATAGAGGTTTAAATCTTTCTATGACTGGTGATAGGTTAACGTTTGAAGATTTGGCAATTAGATTTAATGTTACTGAAAATATGGAAAACTATGTTGAAATATTTAATTGGTTACATGATATCGTTACTACTGGTGGTACAGAAAATCAATTTAAATTTGATGCTACACTTATGATAATGTCTTCTCATAACAACTTAAATAAATCGATTAGATTTAAAGATGTATTCCCAACAAGTTTAACTGCAGTAGAATTTAATTCGCAATCTTCTGAGGTTGAATACTTACAAGCTGACGTAACATTCAAATATACTTCATTCGAATTTGAATAAACTCCTTTACTTTTGGCGCATTCTGTGTTATAATATATAACTATATGCCCGGAGAAAATATATTATGAATTTAGAATCAATATTAGAAATGTGGAAAAAAGATGCAGAAATTGACGAAGTTCAATTGGATGAAGCATCTCGAGATTCTGCAAAATTACACTCAAAATACTTAGATCTATATTCTGTTGCTAGAATAAAACAAAAAGATCTAGAGCTTAAATTTAAAATTATACTAAGAGATAAGTTTAAACATTATAATGGTAAGCTAACACAAATAGAAATGGACCAGAAAGGATGGGAATACGATCCATTAGGTGGATTAACTGTATTAAAAGGTGACTTAGATAAATGGTATGATGCTGATGAAGTTATACAAGAACATCAGATGAAAATGGCTTACAATGGAGAGATCGTTAATACTCTTAAAGAAATATTAGATAATATTAAATGGCGCCATCAAAATATTAAAAATATGATTGAATGGAGAAAATTCACGAGTGGAATATAAAATCCATCAATAGGTTAAAAGAAATTATAGAATGGAAACTATAACATATACCAAACTTAACGAAACTTTTATTAGAATAGAATGCGAAGCTAGCACAGGACAAGAGCTATCTGAACATTTTTGTTTTTATGTGCCAGGTTATAAATTTATGCCTGCATATCGTAATAGAATGTGGGATGGAAAGATCAGATTATTCAATATGAGGGATAAAACCCTGTATTGTGGTCTTGTCAGTTATCTAAATCAATTCTGCGAAGAAAGAGGGTATATGCTAAAAGAGCACTATATCAATGGTTTAAGTGACTCACATATTACAGAAAAGATTGATTTAGAGGGCTTTATTGCAGAATTGGGCCCTAGCGTGAACGGAGTAGGTATAATACCCAGGGACTATCAAATCGATGCACTCTCGCGCACCATAAAAGATGGAAAGAGATTGCTTTTGAGTCCTACAGCTTCTGGTAAAAGTTTAATAATATATATGGCCATCAGATATTTCCTAAAATATTTTGAAGGTAAGATACTTATTATAGTTCCAACAACATCTTTAGTAGAGCAAATGTATAGTGATTTTG